GACTCAATGGCATCGTATTCGCCATCAAAGTCAGCAGCGTTAATTACGTTACCGTCAGCAATGTTATTAGCTGTATCGTTTCTGGTATATCCTGTTCCCATAGTTTTACCTTCTTGCGTTAGTGGCGTATTCTACTGTTAATGCGTCAAGAGAAAATGGCGGTGCTTCTGTAGCTGAGTCAAATAAAAATGAAACTGCGAATCCAGAACCAACTACTTGACTTTCAAATAGCTTAACTAGTTTTGCACCATATGAAGTCGTACCAAATATTCCCGAACCAAAAAATCCTACAGTACCTTGCACGTTTTGAATATTAATAGGTGCTGGTTGTATAGTACCCGCTTCGTCAAAGTCTAGCTTTAGACTTAAATCAAATGCCACGCTTCCTTGCGGATCAGTGTACAAAAATATCTTATAAAAAGTTTTTCGTACTCGTGGGTCTTCAATTGGAATAAATGGTGTAGCAAACGATATGGTAATAGGTGTACCATCAAAGTCGCTACCCGATTCCATTTGATATAGGTAGCCATCGTTATTCGCAAACAGCACAACCTCGTTATTTAAGTGGTAGTTACTATCTGCTACATATGCTCGTATGCCTCTTGTTTCTGCATACTGCATATTCGCACCACCCTGCTCTGCAAATTGCACAGCTATGATACCTTGAGCATTTTCTTGTGTAATGTTGTTGTTGTAACCAAGTAATCTATACTGTGATTTTTCTCTAATAACGCAGCTTGCAAAATTTGTGTTTGCAGAAATAAGTGTAACTAGGTCATCCTGTATAGCTTTTGATACAACACCAAGTCCAAAGTCACCTATTCTGTCTGTTGCACTTAATAGACGCAAACCGTCTGGTGCTAAGAACATAATGTCGCCACCAACTTCTTGTATGGTGTCACTTTCAATACAACCAATATCGTTAGTTACTGGTTGTAGCGTAAAGTCTGCTATAGTATTACCTACTAATCTTTGTATGGATACTTCTGTAAAAATAATTAGTTGGTCACGAAATACTTCCAAACCTGTAATTGGTGATCCTATGTTTATAGAACCAGCACCATTTGCTACAGAAAAATCATTGTCGGTATACGGCGCAGTAAAGTTAAGTATTGTTCCTTTACCAAAGAACAGAGCGTTTTTAAAGTTGGATATAAATGCTGCGCCTTTTACATCTGCAGGTGCATCATTTAACGCAGTAAATACGCTAGTGTCGTATGTTGCAGGAGCATTTGCCCCATCTACCAATGCAATTTTTTGTGTGCCGTTAAAGTTATACTTTGCAAATCTAGTTCTACCTGCACCTTCTCTGCTCGTAGATATAAATGTTAATGCAGCATTATCAGCGGGACTTGATGCAAGTGCAGGGTCAATACTTAAAGTAGCACCACCAGAAGACACAGTTGCGGTAGCTGTTACTGTGTAAATTTTTTCAACACCAGCAATTGTAAATTGATCTTGTGCCTGTGGTGCTGCAGTTAAGCCATCTACAATAAGAGATGAACCTGTTTGACTTGCTCCATTTACTAAAGCTGTTCCATAACTAGGAACATTTATTTTTATAAAGCCAGACCCAGTTGTTCTAAGTATATCATCATTCTTTGCAATGATGGCTGAACTTTCCCAGCTTGCAACACCAAGTGCCAAATAGTTTAGCGTTGTTGAAACAAACGTAACATCGTCTTGATCTGATGGATTGTGTACCATCGTTTGTGATAATGTTAATGTTGCCCTGTTTGTTGCTGCTGCAAAAGAAACACCGCCTGCAGCTATTGTGTATCTAAAACTAAGTGCTGCATCATCCGCAGGTGTAGCAGCTAGTGCAGGTGTAATTGTTAAAGTAGAGTCTGTTCCTACTAAAGCAGTAGCACTGCTGACTGTGTAAACTGTAGAGTCACCCGCTATAGTAAACTTGTCATTAGCAGAAGGAGCAACATCTAATCCATCTACAGTTAGTGTAGTGCCTGACTGTGATGCACCATCTACTTCACCGCCTACAAATGTTAATACATCTCCAGCTACAGGTGTTTGATGTATGTTTGCTATTACAAGACTTGTACCACTTTGACTTGCCCCGTGTACCTTCGGCGCACCATATGGTGGAATCAAGTCACTGTCGTACTTGTCATAACCCTCTATTCTACGATAGCCACCTTCAACAGATGGTTCAAAGTTACGTAGTATTCTTGCGCTACCCGGTGCGTTGATACCTTGCTGCAAAGGTGAGAGGTTACTTATAAGTCCACCACGAAACTCAACGGCGTAGGTTTTCCATGCGTCAGCCATAAATTACCCCTATGTTACCGATGAATATCCGTACCTAAGACCACCACCTGTGTTTTGCGGAATCATATAAGAACGCACATATCGTGTACGATTAATCAACATTGAACGCATATATTTAATGCCTTCATCAAACTTTTCTTTCATTACTAGCGCATCTTGTGTGTTGCCACGGAACAAGTATGCGTAGTGCATTGCACCGTCTACAATTACATGAGCAAATCTATCTGGTATTACTATTGTGTCACCATGTGCAGACAAGTCTGATGAGAAGTTAAAGTATTCAAATACTAATATGTACGCTTTGTCTGGTTCTGGTGTAAGAATAAATTCAAGAGAAGGAGCATGTACAACACGAGTTGGTACACCTTGGAAGCTAGTATTATTATATTCTTGTGCTACAAATTTATCTAGGTATTCTTCATATGTAAGAGGCAGTATACGTGTTGTACTATTGCCTAATGTAGAATCTTCTTTAATTCTAAAACTATCAAAGTTAATAACTTTACAGTCAGCAGGAAAAGAATAACGGCTCTGATTAGCCGTTAATGTGGTAGTCTGTGTATTATGATTAAAAGGCCACTCAAATTCAGATTGATTTATATATCTAATAGATGCATTAACTGCGTCCTTTGCGTGTGCATAAAAACCTGTTGCACTTGCAAAGTTTGTAGAAGTCAGTTCAACTTCATTCAAACGCCGATTTACTTGATTAACTAATTGTAAGAATGTTGTAGCCATTTACGTTTCCTTAAACAAAGCGAGGGGGCAGGTTGCCCCGCCCCGTCACATATTTAGTTAGGCTTGGTCACGGCTAACTTCGTTAGCAGCCATGTCACCTTGGTCACTGATGTCCATCATTACAGCGTAAGCACGTAGCTTACCTGCTGTAAACGATGCACCACTACCAGCCAATACAAAGTCAATTGTATCTGCAGTTGTAGATGGTGCTAATCCATCAATTGAAACCTGTGGAGCATAATCACCATCAGATGCACCGTCAATGTCCAGTGCGGCTGCAAACTCATCGACATCACCACCAGTGAAGCCAAGAGCAGCAGTTGCATCTGTGCCTGAGTTCATAGTTGCAGATTCTACAACTTGAAAACCTGCTGCTAAAATCAAAGTATCAGCAGGAACGGTAATTGCCTGAATAGTATCGCCGGGAGCAATGCTATTTGTAGTCAGGTCAATCGTTACATCAACGTAGTATGGGTTACGCCCACGCTGTGAGTTCCCTGAAGCGGGATGCAATAAAGCAGTAATATTAGCCATTTTTTAATCCCCCTTTAGCGTACGTTGTAGATAGCGTTGACAAGAGCCTCTGGACGGAGAATCTTGCGACCATACAAATGCATTCCCCGAACAATATCGGCGAAGCTATCTGGGTCACGATAAGTTTCGGTCTTATTAATCTGCTCTGCAGTAGCAACAGCAGAAGAATGACCAGCAACAATCACACCATAGTTAGTGGCATTAGACGCTGCTTCTGTAGCAGGACCAGTACCAACTGAAGGTAGGTTGTTTGAAACGTGGATTGTGAACCCATGAATGGTTCCGGCAATTTGACCGTTTTGTAAACCGCCACCGCCGAAGTCAGCGTTAAACAAACGTGAATCTTCGTCTTTTAGCAACTCTGCAAAAACAGGGTCAATAACCAACCAACGACCGTTAGTATCAACATTTTGCTGATCTAGCTTACGGCCCATACGAGCAATCAATGAAAGCGGGTTAGCTTCACCAGCAGTACTTGGAGAAGCAGTTGCACCACCCACACGTGGGATTAGAGCAATTGATTGTCCACCTGTACCAGCGTTAAAATCGCTACCATCAAGTTTCATGCTTGCAAGCAATTCGTCTGAACCAGCAGTGCTTACAGCTTTTGAACCGTTAACAGTTGTGTTAGCTGTATCAGCATTGCTATGTAGTGCAGACTGCTTAAAGCCTGACATATAACCAAGAACGTCTTGGTCAAATTGGTCAGCCAAACGGTACGCAGCACGATCACTTGCCAGTGACTGGAAGTTTACGTGGCTGTGTGCCTCTTCAATGTCGTCAACCTTAAATGCAAAGTAGTTAGCTTTGTCAATTGTCAGGTTGAAGTCTTCATCGTCAAGGTCTTGCGGAGTGATGGTTGTACCACGCTCGTAAGCCTTAACTGTGATTTCGGGTTCTTTAATGATCCTAACGGAATCACCCATTTGCGCAATCTCACCAAAGTAGTCGTTATTGGTAATTGCTTCAGCAACAGCAGACTTGCGGAAAGCAAGTTGCACCTGTTTGCTGTAAATTACGGGTGAAAAATTACCGTTAGGAAGATTGCCATACCCCGATGCCGAAGTAAATGCCATTTTTAAATCTCCTATTTTAGCATTTTACAGATACAAACTCGCAAGGCTAATCAGGAGGCTGATTCACTTGGGTGCGTATTCTAGTAAGGTGGCCGCCCTACTATTCAACGGGCCATGTTCGTCAGGTAATCCGTAAGACTTGGCTGTTTGCAAATAACAGTGTAACTAGGTGCGCAATAAAGTTACACTATTCTGACTATAGTTATATACATAAATAACTATTTGTCAACACTTTTTTATCTAGCAGAGCCAGATATATCATAGATAAACTTTCCACTACGGATAGCTTCCATAATTTCGTCAGAACGCTTTTCGTATTGTTGCGCTGACATCTTCTGAACTTCAGACTCTTTTAGGTAAGTAGATGCCTCATTTTCTTGTGGCTTACTACGAGAGTCTTTTGTTGATACAGACTTAGCTGCAGCTTTATCTGACTTAGGTTTTTCTTTTTTAATGCCCATGTCAGCTTTGTATAAATCAATGGCTCTAGCAGCAGAACGTGCGTCATTGTCATTGTCGTACAGTGCATCTTGTACCCACTTAGGCTGTTCTTCTGCCCAGTCGTGGAACTCATCACTGTCACGGATTTCACCAAAGTCTGGGTGTAACCGCATTAGTTCTGCTTCAGCTTTTTCTTTAGTAGCACTAGACTGCAACTCATCAATTGCTTTCATGCGTTCTTCAAGAGCAGATGATTGCTCACGTGCCTTCTTCATAGCAATTGTTTCAACGATAGCTGCTACATCTGGATAATCTTTTGCCCATTGTTCAATGTCTTCATCAGACTTAGGCAGTTTCATTTCTTTCTGTGCAGCTTGGCTGAGTTGAGATTTAAGGTTTTCAATCTCTTTCTTTAACTCTTCAGCCTGCTGTTGCTGGTGTCTACGCAGATCAGAGTAACGCTTTTTAAATGTTTTTTCTTCTGCGTTTGCAGGTTCAGCTTCTTGTTCTTCGGGTTGTTCTTCTGCTTCACCCTTTTGTTCTTTTAGAAGCTGTTCTAGTTCTTCTTCTTCCATTTTGCGTTTTTCTTCGTTAGTGTATTTACGATTTGCAAACGCAACTTTTTTTGGTGACTGCATTTCTTCAGCCATAATAGCTTGTTCCGCCATTGTACTTCCTTTCGTTGGGGCCAACCGTAGCCACGCCGGGGTGGGGGATTAGGTAGCCAACATATTGTGAGGTTATTTTACAAG